CACCGCGACTCGAAGGATGGGGTGAGCCCGAACGACAACGGCTGGGAAGTGTTCAAGCAGCCATCTGGCCGGACCAATGCCGCCGAGAACATTGAGAACCTGCCGGAGGGCTACTACGACACTCAGGGCCGGTCCGATGAGTACATCCGGGTCTACATCGATGGTGAGTACGGCCTGTCTTCTGCCGGTATGCCGGTCTACAAGTACTTCCGGCCAGACTACCACATGGCCAAAATGCACCTGCGCCCCATCACCGGCGGGCGTCCGCTCGTCATCGGTATGGACCTTGGTCTGACGCCGAGCGCGGTGATCGGCCAGCAGGACCCGCGTGGCCGGGCGCTGATCCTCGCTGAGTGTGTCAGCTACGACATGGGTGCCCAGCGCTTCATCCGTACAATGCTCAAGCCGTTGCTGCATGAACGCTTCCCGGGCCACAGTTTCGTGGTGGTTGTTGACCCAGCCGGCACCCAGCGCGCCCAGACGGACGAACGCAGTGTTGTGGATATCATCAAGAAAGAGGGGCTCCGGGTCATCCCGGCAAAGACGAATATGATCTCCGCGCGCCTGAACGCGGTGGACGACTTCCTGATGCGTCAGGTCGATGGTGACCCCGCGTTCATCGTTGACCCACGCTGCACGGCGCTGAAGTCGGCCATGATGGGTGGGTACCGGTACAAACCCAAGGGTGATGAGGACATCGACAAGAACAAGCACTCGCACGTCGCCGAGGCGCTGCAGTACCTGATGATGCACATTGGCAGCGAAACCGGTGAGGTCATGCGCCCGATGCTCCGCGAGGTACTACCTGTTGCATCCGCTGGGTGGACATGATACTACATGAGACGTCATGAGACGAGCCACACCCGGCTCATGGCTTTTGGATGTCTCCCCAAGACCGCCCCCGGCAGCCTGCACTGCCGGGGGTTTTTTCGTGCCTCAGGTCAACTATCTAGGATATGTTTACAGGCTATTGCGTATCAACACGTTCTAGGATATTTTGCGCCGCCATGAGCAAGAAGTCAGGCAAGTGCGCTCCTCGTGGTGGTAAGCCGAAGCGGTATGCTGACGGCGGTTACGTCCCCATGAAGGGTGAGAAATCCCCACCGAAGCAACTCGGTGGGTCTACGCGTCCGACGAAAAACGGGAAGTTGTTCTGATGGCTGGGTTGTCCGTACTGCGCGTCGTGAGCAACGACGAGCTAGTTCGAGCAGAGAAGGAGCAGATCGATGCTGAGGCGGCAGCCCGGCAGACGACGCCTCTTATGCTTGGGTTGGCGGCGCATTTGCGGACCTGCTGGGACGCTGCCAAGATCGCCAAGAACCAGATCGAAAAGATCATGCTGAAGGGCCTCCGCCAACGCAACGGTGAGTATGAGCCCGATAAGCTCTCTGCCATCCAGAAGCAGGGTGGCTCCGAAGTCTACATGATGATCACCGAGGTGAAGTGCCGTGCCGCCGAGTCGTGGCTACGCGATCTCCTCATGGATAACGGCACCCCTCCGTGGGACATCGCCCCCACGCCAGTGCCTGACATGCCGCCTGAAACCACCGTTGCTCTGAAGCAGGCGGTGGAAGAGCAGGTTGTTCAGGTCCTGTCGCTCGAAGGCCGTGCTCCGTCACAGGCTGAGATTTCCGAAATTCAGGAAGTGGTGATGCAGGACTTCCGCATGAAGTTGCTGCAGCGCGCCCAGATCACCGCCGACCGCATGAAGGACAAGATCAGTGACCAGTTCGCCCAAGGCGGCTGGGATACTGCGTTCAATGATTTCATCACCGATCTGGTGACTTACCCGGCTGCCTTTCTGAAGGGGCCGGTCGTCCGCCGCCAGCGCGTTCTGGAGTGGCAGAAGGACACAGATGGCCGCACGGTGGCTGTCCCCACTGAGAAGCTCGCGCCTGAGTACGAGCGGGTCAGCCCGTTCAACATCTACCCTGAGCCCGGTGTGACTACCATCGACGAGGGGTATCTCTTCGAGCACCACAAGCTCACCCGCACAATGCTGTCTGATCTGATTGGTGTGCCCGGCTATGACGAGCATGCCATCCGGCAACTTCTTGACAGTGGTGGGTACACCTCGTGGTTCTCTGAGAGTGTGCGCCTCCAGCAGGAAGACGGCGAGCGCAAGTTCAACACCGAAATGCGCCCCACTGACATGTTCGACGCCCTCGAGTTCTGGGGCAAGATCAGCGGCAAGATGCTCCGCGAGTGGGGCATGACGGCGCAGGAAGTGCCTGATATGGCGCGCGAGTACGACGCCAACGTCTGGCTCGTCGGCAACTACGTCATCAAGGCCGTGCTGAACTACGACCCGCTGGGCTGCAAGCCCTACGACAAGACGTCGTTCATCAAGTGCCCCGGTGCCTTCTGGGGTAAGGGTATCCCCGAGGTGATCGAGGACATCCAGAACGTCTGCAACGCGGCTGCCCGCGCCCTTGTGAACAACATGGGTATCGCCTCCGGCCCGCAGGTCGAGGTCAATCTCGAACGCATCCCGCCGAACGAGAGCATCACCCAAATCCACCCGTGGAAAATCTGGCAGGTGACCAGCGATCCTGTCGGCACCAACGCGCCGGCAGTGCGTTTCGAGCAGCCCACCGACAACTCGGCGGCGCTGTTCAACGTGTACGAGCGCTTCGCCCGCATGGCCGACGATCACTCCGGCATCCCCGCCTATCTGTACGGCGACATGAACGTGCAGGGGGCCGGGCGCACGTCGTCGGGCCTCAGCATGTTGATGGGCTCCGTTGGTAAGGGTATCCGTCAGGTTGTGATGCACATCGACAAGGACATCATCGCACCGGTTGTTGAGCGTCAGTACGTCTATAACATGCGCTACGACGCCGACGAGTCGATCAAGGGCGACCTCAACATCGTGCCGCGTGGCGCGACGAACCTTGCCAATAAGGAAACCGTCAACGCCCGCCGCGTCGAGTTCCTCACTGCGACCGCCAATCCGTTCGATGCTGAGATCATGGGTAAGGAAGGCCGCGCCACAGTCCTCCGCGAGGTGGCGAAGGGCCTGCAGATGCCGAGCGAGGAGATCGTTCCGTCGCGTGAGAAGGCCGCTATCCGCACTCAGTTCCAAGGCTCAGCTACCATGGGAGCGCCGTCACCGGCTGATCCCACCGCAACACCTCTGCAGCCCGATGGTTCACCGAAAGGTGGCCAAGATGGGGCTCTGATGTCCGCTCGTCCGATGGGAGGTGGAGCATGATCCGCCCCGATCACGAACAGCTTCAGGTGCTCCAGATTGTTGCAAGGACCCAGCCCCGGTTTGTCCAGTTCCTCAAGGACTGGAAGGACCAAGAGCTTGGTCTTCTGCCCCAGCGCCTGCAGAACACGGCAGTGTATCAGGGGCGCTGCCAGATGATCGACGAGCTTATCAAGCTCTTCGAACCCACCCCTGTTGGTGGGGCAAAGCCGCCGGCTCGCCCTCCCTCCAACATGCACACCGAATAGGAGCATAAAACGTGACCCTTCCTGAACAAGTACGCAAACAGTCCGAGGCCGTGAAGCAGCTTTACGCACAGCTTGAGCGTGGCGAGGAGGGTGAAAACCCGACCCCTGCCGCTGATCCTGTTGTTGCACCTGCTGAGCCTGCCGACGGCGCTGTTACGCCTGTTCAACCAGCCGCTGTCGAACCGCAGCCGGCTGGCGCTCTGCCCAACGACGACTTTGAGCAGAAGTACAAGACACTGCAAGGCATGTACAACAATGAAGTCCCACGGCTTCATGCGTCGAACAAGGACCTGCAGACGCGTCTGTCCCAGACTGAGGCGCTTCTTGCCAACCTCAGTGCTGTCCCCGCAGCGCCGCCCTCTCTTCAGCAGCACTATGTGACTGATGAGGACCGGACGTCCTACGGTGACTCTATCGACATGATGCGCAAGGTTGCCAAGGAGGAACTCTTCGCGATGGGCGCTCGCCTATCTGCGATGGAGACCGCCCTCAACAACCTCTCTGCGAGTCTGAACACGACGGTACTCCCGCAGGTTCGCCATGTTGCTCAGCATCAGGCGATGACTGCGGAAGCCCGCTTCTGGGATGATCTCCAGCGCTCTGTGCCCAACTGGCAGCAGATCAACAACGACCCCGGCTTCCAGTCGTGGCTGTTGGAGGTTGATAGCCTGACCGGTACGGACCGCCAGACGTTCCTCGCGGATGCCCAGAAGCAACTCAATGCTTCTCGTGTCATTGCCTTCTTCAAGGCGTTTGTTGACCAGACTGGGAAGTTTGGCACATCGACCCCAAAGGTTCAGCCTAGTCGGGCTGCATCAGAATTGGAACAGCAGGTTGCTCCGGGCCGCTCGCGCGGCGGGACACCCCCTGCCAATCCTACCGCCAAGACCTACACTCCTGCGGACATCGCCAAGTTTTATGAGGACGTTCGCAAGGGTGTGTACAAAGGCCGGGAAACTGAGCGCAACCGCATCGAACACGACATTTTTGCCGCACGGCAGGAAGGTCGTCTTGTTGTCAACGCTTAACTAAGGAGGCACTCACATGCCGTATCCTATCTCTGCTGGCCATCCCTCGTACTCCGGGACCTTCATCCCGGAAATCTGGTCTGGCAAGCTCATCGAGAACTTCTACGACGCCACTGTGCTCGCAGCGATCTCGAACACTGACTACGAAGGCGAGATCAAGAACCACGGTGACACGGTGAACATCCGTCAGTCTCCGCAGATCACGATCAAGTCCTACAACAAGGGCCAGTCGCTCACCGTTGAGCGCCCGGAAAAGCCGAAGCTGCAGCTTCTCATCGACAAGGGTGAGTATTTCGCCTGCGTCGAAGACGACATCGACAAGGTGCAGACCGACGTCAAGATGATGGACCTCTGGAGCAAGGACGCTTCCGAGCAGATGAAGATCAAGATCGACCAGCGCGTTCTGACCGACATCCTTCCTGACATCGCCGCCGTCAACAAGGGCGCGACCGCTGGTCGCATCTCTGCTGGCTTCAACCTCGGCACCACCGGCACTCCTCGCGCTGTGGACAAGACCAACGTCCTCGATCTGATCGTGGATATGGGTACTGTCCTCGACGAGGCGAACGCACCCGAGCAGAACCGCTTCCTCGTGATCCCTGCCAAGATGTCTGGGCTCATCAAGAAGTCGGACCTGAAGGATGCGTCCATCACCGGTGATGGTACCTCTATCGTCCGCAATGGGCGTCTCGGCATGATTGATCGTTTCACGATCTACACGTCGCACAACCTGAACCTCGCCTCTGGCGGCAAGTTCAGCCTCATTGCCGGCCACAAGATGGGCTTCACGTTCGCGTCCCAGATGACGAACATGGAAACCATCCGTGCTGAGACCACCTTCGGCAACATCATCCGTGGCCTTCAGGTCTACGGGTACAAGGTTGTCAAGGGTGAAGCCCTGTCGCAGGCTGTTGTGACCCTGTCGTAATCGTGAAGGGGCTCCGGCCCCTTCTCAACCAACCCCTGTAGGAGGACTTCTCCATGGCTACCTATACCGATACCCTCGGTTTCAATAAGGGCTCGACTGCTCTGCCTGCTCAGGCACTGCACCGTGTCCACGAAGTGTCGATCACGCTCGACTTCACGAAGATCATCGCTGCCCGTCTGGCTGCCGGCGCTACCGCGCTTGCTGCCTCCGACGTGCTTGAGGTGATCCCCATCCCCGCCGGCACTGTGGTGTCGAACGTGGGTATGGAAGTCGTGACCGTTGCGGCTTCCGGTACCATCGCTATTGGTGATGGCACTGCGGCTGCTGGTTATCAGGCGGCTCAGGCTGTGTCTGCCACCGGCTTCTTCTCCGGTGTCCCGGTGCTGTCGGCTGGCGCGTTCACGCCGTCCCTCAGTGGCGGTAAGCTGTACGCTGCTGCGGATACCATCGACATCACCATCGGCACCGCTGTGCCGGCGCTGGCTGTCGTGCGTATCTTTGCCACCTTCACCAACGTGAACGGCTACTAATCGACGTGAGGGGGCTTTGGCCCCCTCATCCCCTCAACCCGAACCGAGAGAACATCAATGCGTTATCTCCGCAACGTCGTCGATGGGACGATCTATGAGTGGCATCCCATCCTTGCTGAACACCCGAAGTGTACTGAGGTCTCCGAGGAACAGGCGTTCCCCGAGCGCTTCATCCCGAAGGCTCAGCGTGGCCGCAAGGCTCAGGTCGATCTGACCACGGTCGATGCGCCGGAAGAACCCGAAGCTGTGAATGAGGCGCTCTCTAACGACGCTTCGAAGGGGCTCAGCAAGTGAAGCTAGTCGATGTGCTCACGAGTGCTCGCCAGTTGCTGCAGGATAGCAATACCAATTCTGCACTGCGGCGCTACGATGACGACATTCTGTTGGGGTTTGCGAACCAGACCCTGAAGCGCATCGCTGTCATTCGCCCCGATCTTTTTTCCATGATCGGTGAAGTAACATGCACGGTAGGCGAGGTGCTTCAGTCCCCGCCTACCGACTCCATCCGGATTATGGATATCCTCCGTGTGAAGTTGGGTAACTCCGTCCGCGAGGTGAACCGGCAGACGATGGATCAGAGCCATCCTGAATGGGCTGACGACGACGCCGGCCCCTGTGTTAACTGGATGCGGCACCCTCGCAATGCCAACAAGTTCTTCATCTACCCGAAGGCTCCTACAGGGCAGATTTTGATCTGCGAGTACTCGCAGTCCCCTCCGATCTATGATCTCACCACTGAGGTCGCTCTCCTCCCGGACGCCTATTTCCCCTGTGTTGTCGATGGTGTCGTGTATCTGGCCGAGGCCGTAGACAGCGAGCACGTCAACAACCAGCGCGCGGATATGTTCCAGCGGTCGCTCACTGGC